GTTTCAGAGAATTCATTCAAACACATTGCTTGGCCTGAAGGACATCCTGTAGCAGGTCAACCAATTGAACTAAGAGATTATCAAATACAAGTAATAAACGATTACTTGAGAAACCCACAGTGTTTACAAGAAGTGGCAACAGGTGCCGGTAAAACATTAATGACTGCCGCACTGTCGGAACGTGTAGAACGTTACGGTAGATCAATTGTAATTGTTCCAAACAAATCGTTAGTTGTACAAACAGAAGAAGACTACATCAATATGCAATTAGATGTTGGTGTGTTCTTTGGCGATAGAAAAGAGTTTGGTAAAACACATACAATATGTACTTGGCAAAGTTTAAACACCCTGTTAAAGAACACCAAGGCTGGAATGGCAGACATAACAATAGGTGAATTCCTAGAAGACGTTGTCGCTGTCATTGTTGACGAAGTACATTCAGCAAAAGCAGATGCATTAAAAACTTTACTCACAGGTCCAATGGCAAAAGTTCCATTACGTTGGGGATTGACAGGTACAGTACCTAAAGATGATCATGAGTTTAAATCATTACAAGTAAGTATTGGCGATGTTATAAACAGAGTATCTGCAAAAGAATTACAAGACAAAGGTGTATTAGCAAACTGTCATGTAAACATAGTACAACTGATTGATCACGCAGAACACAGCAACTATCAATCAGAACTAAAGTATTTGTTGACCGATTCGGATCGTTTGGACATAATGGCACAACTAATACTCAAAGCAAACGAAAGTGGCAATACATTAGTCCTAGTAGACAGAGTACAGGCTGGTAAAGATTTAGTTGAACGTTTGGGAGACACTGCTGTGTTTGTATCCGGTGCTACCAAAGGTGCTGATAGAAAAGAACAGTACGACGAAGTTAAGACATCCGATGACAAAATAATTGTAGCAACGTATGGTGTTGCCGCAGTTGGTATTAACATCCCACGTATATTTAATTTGATGTTAATAGAACCAGGCAAGTCTTTTGTACGAGTAATACAATCGATTGGTCGTGGTGTACGTAAAGCAGAAGACAAAGACTTTGTACAAATATGGGATATCACATCAACTTGTAAGTTTGCCAAACGTCACTTAACAAAACGTAAAAAATTTTATCGTGATGCAAATTATCCATTTTCGTTAGAAAAGTTAGACTGGAAATAAAATGAAACACATTATTGCAAGTGGTTGTAGTTTCACAGCAGATTCTATAGGAGGAATTCCTCCAACAACAGAAAATTCATATGGTGGAAATTCATATACGTATAATCCCGACACTATAATAAACTCTTGGGCGGGATATGTAGCAAAAGAATTAAATTCAAATAGTTTTGTTAATTTGGCAACTCGAAACAGAGGAAACTATCATACATATTTGACTTTGTTACATATATTAACAGACAATAGGTACCTTTATAATAACAAAAATACATTAGTTTTATTTAATATTTCCGATTTAGGTAGACTTGATATACCCGTTGATGATTTGATTGCAACTTCCTGGCATTCTTGGGGCGATATAATACCGTTTGGTTTTTTACACGATCCTAAAAATATATATAAACTTATGCAACAAGAACAAGTAGAGACTATCTCTTTGTTTGCTATTAGGTCATTAATTGATTTTTTGGAAATAAACAATTACAAATATAGATTTACCATGATGTATGATTATTTAAAAGATCAACGAGTAAATGATTTAATTGCAGATAATAAAAACTTGGTATTAACTCCAAACAACGGTATGGCAGAATATTGTCTTGCAAATGATCTACGTATAAGTGTCAACGATGATCACCCAACTGTTGAAGGTCATGCTAGAATAGGAGAAATAGTATTAAACAGTCTTAGTCAGGATATTTTAACCTAAAATTCTATTCCGATACATAACAGTATGTTATTTTTTCTTAACCTAGTATAATTAAGTTTATGAAAATACATACTCTCAACGACAAAGCATACGAATTAGACGAATTACCAGACGTAATAGATGACATTAGGTTTGCGGTGTTTGATAATAGCAATCCCAAAGATGCTGATTACTTTTTTATTCCTCTAATTTTTTTAGAATCTTTTACATCACCTGCATTAGTATTAAATATTGGCGGTAATATGATTAAAATGCCAATTGATTGGCACTTGTTAATAGGCGAAGAAGAAACAGGTGATTTAGAAGCAATTCCGTTAACAAGTATCAATGATAGAAACTTCAAAGCATTCTCGTTTAACAGTTTGAGTGGATACAGTGCCGACTTTTTACCAGTTGAAGTAATGGATGTATACAACGAAGTACAGTGGTATAACCCTAAATTAAAAAATGGGCAGTATCTTGCAGTACCATTAAACGACAAAGAACAACCAGATGTTGTATACTTTATAAAAGATGTTTCACGTAATTCACAGGTAGTAGATTATAATCAAGCATGGTAGCACCACGTAAGTTAGATTTATTTAATGAAGTATTACCGGCAATAGATCACAAAGACTATGACTTTTATGATGGTTTAACAGATGAACAAAAGAAAGAAGTAAAAGGACAAGCATTGCTGTATTTACGTTGGGGTGCAAGTATAGACATCAATGATCCAATACTGTTACATTATTACCTAGCAAGTTTTAATCATCACGCAAATAAAAACTTTTTTAACACATACAAACATCCCAAACTACAATGGTTAATGATTACTGCTAGTAGTCCTAACTTAGGTAAATTTCGGAGAAAATGGTTAGGAAAGAAAAAAGCAAAGGATCCAAGAGACGATATTAAAAAAGAACTTGCTACAATATACCCAACCTACAAAGAAGAAGACATAGAAGTGCTGAGTAATTTTGTTACTAAAAAAGAATTAAAACAATATGTCAAAGACTCTGGTAACTGAACAAGTGTTTACCTGCAAGTACTGTAAAAAAACATTCAAACGTGAAAGTACGTTGACTGCTCATGCCTGTGAAAAGAAAAGACGTTACCAACAGAAAGATGAGAAAGGTGTACGAATAGGATTTCAAGCATACTTGCGTTTTTATGAATACACACAAAATCACACCAAACAAAAGTCTGTATTCGACTTCATAGACAGCCCATATTACACCGCATTTGTGAGATTTGGAAGATACTGTATAGATATCAATGCTGTGAATATTCCTCGCTTTATTGACTATGTTATTACAAACAATAAAAAGTTAGACTACTGGGCAAAGGACAGTCTGTACGAGGAGTATTTAAATAATTTGTTGTTAACAGAAGATGGCACATATGCTTTACAACGTGCTATTGAATACAGTATCAAATGGGCAAAAGAAAACAATGCAGACAGTAAAGACATACTGCGTTATGGAAATCCAAACACAGTGTGTCATGCAATAACAACAGGTAAGATAAGTGCTTGGGTATTATACAATTGCGACAGTGGTAATAAGTTTTTAGAAAACTTAAACACAGAACAAGCAGAACTTATTTGGGATTATATTAATCCTGATGTTTGGCAAAGTAAAATACAATCAAACAAAGATGATGTTGACTACATACAGTCAATGTTACAACAAGCAGGATGGTAGAATGAGTTTTCCATTAATATATTGCAATGGATGTAGTTACAGCAACGAAAACTACCATCCTGAATTAAAAGGTAATGTTTTTGCAGATTTTGTAGCACAACCCTTTAATGGATTTGTTGTCAATAAAAGTATAAACGGTTCTTGCAATCGAAGAATATTACGAACTTCTACGCACGATCTCATTTTGCAAAGACAATTAAATCCCGATCAAGACATAATAGCATTAATAAGTTTAACATTTGATATGCGGTCCGAAGTGTGGGTTGACGATGTTACTGCAGATTTGCCAGAAGAAACTAATTTTAGAACACATAATTTTAGTGAACAAAATAATTGGAGAGAAAATTTATTAAACAATAAAGATATTGGAACAGATAATTTCTTTAATCTAAATAAAAAATTCTTAAAAAAATATAGCGAAGGTAGAGCATTTTTCTACTCTCCTTATGCAGAAAGAATAAATCTATATAATGATTTAATTGCCCTTAAAAGTTTATTAGAATTGCATAATATTAAATTTTTAATATTTAGATCAGTTTTGCCAAGAAAAGTAGAATCGGAATATCTGATGGATTTTTTTGAAAAAGAATTAAACAAAGATAAAAGGATTATTGATATTGATAACTTTGGTTGGTTGACTTGGGCGAGTGAACATTTTACACCGTTAGATTTTATTGATAATCCAACTATAGGGCATTATGGCAAAGACGCACACAAATCGTTTGCAGAAAGTATACTATTACCTTTATTAGAAGAAACAAAACAAATATGAGTGCAGACGTAGACATTGACTTTGCCGACAGAGAAAAAATACTTGAATTAATCAAGCATATACCGGCACGTCAACAGGGTCGTAAACATAATTCAGGTGTCTATGTTACAGATATTCCCATTGATCCAATTAATGGTTGTGCTACTTTAGATTATAAAGAAGCAGAAGAAAGAGAATATTTTAAGATAGACTTTCTCAATGTGAATGTTTACACACACATCAAAGATCAAGAACATTACGACAAACTGTTAGAAGCAACTCCACCTTGGGAAAAGTTATTAGATAAAAACTTTTGTTCCAAAGTGATACATATTAGCAATCACTGGAATGATGTTGTTAAGATGAAACCAGATAGTGTTGCCCGAATGGCAATGTTCTTAGCACTTATACGTCCAGGTAAAAAACATTTAATTGGAAAGTCTTGGAAAGAAGTAGGTGAAACTATATGGGAACAAACATCCGATGGATATTCATACAAAAAAGCACACGCAGTAAGTTATGCCAAACTTGTTGCGTTACATATGAACATACTTAATCAAGATCCTTGATTAAAGTAATAGATTTTCTTTTAGATCTCTTTTGAACAATTTCATTTAAACTGGTACAAGGTCCACACAACAATTCCATATTTTTGTTGTTAAATGTTGTTCTGTATTGCTTGAATGGTTCCCACTCTTCTTTGAGAAATAAGTTAATAGGAATACTTCTGTTAGACTCCCACCACCAAGTTTCTCCTAGTTCTAAGAAAAGTTTTTTCAAATCATCGTCAAATATACTACCAAAGTCATACATAGTCGTTAGTATCTTATCGTGATTCATTATAATTCCAATGTATTCTTTGTCTGCATAAAGAACTATCGATAGAAACGGATATTTTTCTTGTATGCGTTCGAACAACTGATTTTCCATAAATATATACTATGTATGCTACTAAGATTTATTTATATAAACAAAACCAATTGGGGATCTTCTTTAACCAAGATTCAGACAACGGTATTAACAATTCTCAAAGGAACAGATATATGTATTCAGGAATACTAAAAGCAACAAAAGGTGTAGACACTGTAATTGAATTTCAGTTCTTAGATCAAAATCAAAAGCCAGTAGATTTAGAGTCAACGCCATTAACTTTCAAACTTATTAGTTCGGAAGATAACAGTGCTTTGTTATCAAAAGGAATGGCTGTCACAGTGCCGGAAAAAGGCAAAGCAACTATAACTTTAACGGATACAGATTTATCAAGCATTGACACACAACGTGCTAAGTACAGTGTAACAAGAGTAAAAAGCGGTTTAACGGAATTAGCATATGTTGACGACAACGCAGGATCTCAAGGATACATTGATATTTTACCAGAGGTAAGTTAATACAAAACAAATGGCACGACGCAAAAAACCTAATG